TTCTTCGTTAGACGTTGCAATACCTGCCGCCACTGCCATAGCGGCAATATTCTCAGTGCTTAATTCTCCAGTGGTTGTTCCGCCACCTTCTCCGCCTGATTCTGTACCTGGATTAGCGTTATCTGCAGCTTCCTGCATAATTGCATCAGCTTGATCATTATCACCACGGTCACGGGCTTCTTGAGCCTTTTGCTGGTATCCAGTTAGTCCTGTAACAGGATCTTTTACGGATAGTGCATCAACAACTTTACCATCCTCGACGTTTACCTCGTAAGGCAGACCAAGGAAGTTATAGGAGTACTTCATAGTTCCGTTGTCGTAGACTTGCCGTCCATCTACAACTTCACCGTTAGCAATATCTTTCTCTGGATCTAGATTGTTTGCCCAACCAGCAATCTTGCCGATTATACCTACAGGAGTAGCAAACCCTAAAAGTTTAGAAACACCCGATGGTGCTGTACCTTTTATTGTGTCACTGTCGTTAGAAAAGATAGACACACCGTCTTTGAAGAAGCTGGATGCTCCACCTGTGTTTAGGGCCGCACCCGCTACAATACTATTAGGGTCTTTAATAGACGGGTTTAGGTCCATCAACTCTTCAACAGTTTTACCTGAGCGGGCTGCGATTGCACTTAAAGTGTCATTGCGCTTAACCACATACCCCGTGCTTTCAGAGTTTGCAGAACCTGTGACAGTATTTCCTGTGTTCGTCGTATAACCCCCAGAAGAGTTACTTGCTAAAAGAGTATTATCGTTAGTATTGACTAGGTTACCGCCTACATATGAGGCACCATCACCAGGCGTAAATACGTTAGCCACGCTTTCAGAGAAGCTATTACCACCCCCAAATGTATCTGACCAAAAACCCATTATAGTTTTTCCTTCTCTGCTTCGCAGTTCCGAATGCGATCTCGTGTTTTTATGTAGTCTGTGATAACCGCAGGGATTGCGTTAGATCCTTCAGGAAGTGCGTCTAATTCATCAGCCAACTCTTGATTAAACTCTTCGGAGTACGTGAAGAGTGGCGGGCAGTACACTTCTAGCTGCGTTCTATAAACCGTCTCTGCGCAGCCTGTCAGTGAGATCACTGCGGCTGTTAGGATTAAAATCTTCATGTTCTGCCAGCGCCTTATAAAAATCTTTGGCCTTCTCTTTGGCCTGCAGTTCGTCGGCAAGAACTTTACTCTTCTCAATCGTCTTTCCATCTTTGCGCCCTAAGACGTACAGGATAGGAAGCATGATGCCTAAAGCAGCTATGATGTAGAGTTTGATCTTGCCGAAGATAAACATTAGTGGATGCCTTCTTTGTGGTCCTTGAAGCGGCTGTAGGCGACAAGGGCGATACCGCCGATTGCACACAGCAGGAACAAGGTTTTCATGCTTTCGCTGTAAGGAACCAAAGCTTCTATTTGAGGAGCAATCTCACTTAGTGCTGTAGCTGCACCCGCTACTCCTGCACCTGCCATAGTTTTAGACTTAGCTAGGGGCTTTGTAGCAGCCGCTGCAGATACCTTTTGCGGTCCTATGGGGCCACCATCATCAGATGGCAACTTTGCATCACGGCTGAATACAGCGGCTTCTGCGGCACGTCTGCGTGTTAGACCATTAAGTACTGTAAGCTTGCCGCCTACACGAGCCTTATTCCAACGCAGGATTTGTTCAGGGCAGTCATTATAAAGGCCTTGGTTCAGCTTTTTTAATAGCGTTGATGATCGAAAATTACCTCCGCCAAGGTTAAAGACGAATGAGACTAATGCGTCGTACTGCCCTTGTGTCAGCGGGACAGAAACGTACCGCTTAACATCAGCCTCTGAATTACGAAGATCTTCACGCAAACGAAGTTCAGCTTCATCCTTAGTGATCTTCATTCCTGATCGAACACCTTTGGTGCTTCCCCAGCCGATGGTCCACTTTCCAGCACTACATTGGTAACTGGAAATCATTCCATCTTTTTGGACTTTGTGCAGGCCTTCAAACCGTTTAATGAGTTCGATGCCTTCGTTTGAGATTGTATCTGGGTGCATAATTTTACCGTGTGGTTGTGTAAGGCTGCGCAAATCCGCCCAGTTGTGCGCCACCTGACATTTGTGTTGCAGGAGAAAGTTGCCCCATATTGACGTTACCGCCCATTCGGCGTTGTAATTCGCCCAATTGCGAAACGCTCTCGTTAACATTGATTACTTTAGATCCAAGATCACTGCCTTGTGCGTCCATGGCACGAAGCATTAAGTTTCCGCTTGTATCCATTTCACGCATAATGGTGTTACCATTTGCATCAATGCTGTTTTTAATTAGTTGTCCATTATCATCAAACGCCTGACCAAGCTGATTGAAGTTCTGGCGCATACCCATATCAAGATCTGTTTGTGTAGCTGCGATACTTGCAAGGTCACGGGTTTGTGTAACCAGTTTAGTATCAATGCCGCCCATACCATCAGAGAACGCTTGTGTGAGGCTTTCTTGGCCCGCAGCAAGGTTGTCTTGGTTGGTCATAAGACCTGCATTAACATCAGAGATCTGTGATCGTAGAGTTTGTCCCAGAATGCTCTGATTATTTGCGGTTTGTTCGAACCCGCCCGTAACGTCAGCCTGTAGTTGTGAGCCTGTATCCGACAATTGAGTGGAAAGGTTTTGTTGGCCTGCCGCTGCAGCATCCGCAGAAGTTGCCATCTGATTGCTGAGAAGATCTGTAGAGTTAACCATCTGCCGCTGCGTGTCTGCACGGGTTTGATTAGCCAGAGTAGTATCATCTGAGTAACGATCTACATAGTTATCGAAGTTTGTACGGAAGTCATCCTGTGTGCTTTGCAAGGCTGCTTGGTTCTCAAGCTGCGCATTAGCATAGGTGTCTGCAGTATTAGACATAGTATCCAGATTGGTCTGCAAAGCGCCCTGACCTTCCAGTACGTTAGCCTGCGTGTTGGTAAGCTGCGTCTGAGTGTCATCAAACCCTGTAGACAAAGCTTCTCCAGTAGCAGCAAATCCTGCTTCTGCGGCAGCATTAGCGTCCGCAAACTGGCTATTAATACCACCTTCAAGCTCATTAAATGCAGTGGCCTGGTTATCAAAACCTGTATTGATAGATGTCTGCGCATCAGCGTTTGCCTGGTCTACGGTATCAAACCGTGTACCCATTTGATCAAAGCCACCCGTAACATCGCCAGATAGGGTTCCTAGTGCTGTTGTATTACCCTGAATGGCACTGAGGTTAGTCCCCAGACCTGTGCTAAGGCTGTCAGCACGACCCTGATTAGCAGCATCAAAATTAGCCATAGCCGTATTCATGTCAGTAAAACGTGTACTCATGTCATTGTTTAAACCTGAGACAGAACTGTCCAGGGTATTAAAACGAGTATCAAAAGCATCATACCGCTTAGTGGCATCCGCATAGGAGTCAGAAATCTGACCTGAAATGCCTACCTGGTTATCCGCAAGGGCTTGGTACTGATCGTCACCTAAACCCGTGTTTGTTACGTTGGTTGTATCACCGCCGCCACCGCCCATATTAGAACTCCTTCGTATGAACTTTGTCGGGCTGTTTGAACCTACGCCAATTAGCAGGAACCCTTTGCCCAAGAACTTTTTGTGAATGTTTCATCATGCCTCGCATGACCTTGATTGAGTGACCGTAGGGGGCGATAAAATCTATTCCCCAAAGCTGGTATTGGTCATCTATTTTATCGGGACGTTTCCATACCTCTTCATCGGGCATCCAACGCTCTGATAGAAACTCAGTGGCCTCTTCCTGAGTAAGCCAAGCCCATGTTACAAATCCTATTGGCTTATCGTTCTCGTAGAACAAATGAGCTTTGTTATGGATTAAGGGAAAGAGGCAGTAGTGGTTAAACTCCACCAAAGTATAAAGCCTATGATCGTCTGATTTATTGAAGAGATATAGGCAATCCAGAACAGTGTTTCTGTTCATTGTTGCTTACCTAACTATGTGCTGGGGATGTAATCAGTATAACACCTAGTTAGGGTCTTTGGCAAGTGTTTTATGCAGCGTCAGCGATGGTAAGTGTGCCAGCTTCGAACTGCCGCAATATCTCGGCGTAGTGGCGGTTGGCTGGGTCTAGGGGGACAGACATTTCAGTGCCGTCTATGGTGGCTTTGATAGAGCCGTCTGCGCCTAG